TGATTTGTAATCAAAATGTCGCGGGTTCGAGTCCCATCATCGGCTTAACAAATTATCCTTTTATTTACAGCCTTTTGCCAAAAAGTTTTATTTTCGGCGTGGGCTGTTTTTGCTTTTAATGACTGCCAAAAACGCCTCAAACGCCTCAAAAAGTGTGAGTCAAAAGTGTGAGTCAAAAAAAGAAACCAAAGAAAAATCTGCAATTTACTTGCTGGCGAAAAGATCGCCACGGCGTTTATCAACCTTATTGCCGTTATCGTGGTTTTGAGGTCAAAATGAGCGAATATAATTTTGATGAGGTCTTGAAATTGTTGCCCGGTTTAAAACAAATGTATGCGCTCAAAATTCACAAAGAAACATACGGACTTGAACAATTACCCGAAGATACTTTATTTTCTGAGTTTGCCGAAAAGTGGCTGATTTACAAATTGAAAAAAATAAAGCCAAATACGGTGCGAATTTATGAGAATATTTTGAAAAATCATATTTTGCCTATTTTTGAAGATTTGCTGTTAGTTGAAATTACCCGCGAAGATATTGAGAAATTGATTGATAAAGTTTATTCAGAGAAAAAAACTCGTCTTAGTCAGTTGGTTTATTATGTGCTGTCGAATTTGTTTAAATGGGCGGTTGATAAAAATTATCTTGATAAAAATCCGTTTTACAAAATCAATTTGCCGAAACATAAAGCCAAAGAAATTGAAGTTTTGACGGTCGCCGAAGCCAAAATATTTTTAGAGAAAATTAAAACGTCAAAGCATTCATTACTTTTTGAATTGGCATTGATGAGCGGAATGCGTCCGGAAGAATATTTTGCTTTGAGGTGGAAGGATATAGATTTTGCACACAAAACGATAAGTGTCAGAATTGCGTTAAATCTTGGAATGCCCGAAACGGTTGATTTTCACAATCTCAAATCTGAAAGAAACTCTTACCGCAAAATTCCTTTAGCTGAAAATTTGATTGAAAAATTGCGGAAATTGCACAAAACAGAAAAGAAAAAGAAATATCAGTTTAATTATAATTTGGTATTTTGCTGTGAAAACGGCAAACCTCTGAGATTAAATAATTTAACCAATCGGCATTTTAAACCGATTATTCGAGAGATTGATAAATTAAAAGATTTGAGTCTTTATTCTTTGCGTCACACTTGCGCGACTTTGTTGATGTTGGCGGGCGAGAATCCAAAAGTCGTTGCAGAACGGCTCGGAAACTCGGTCGAAGTGACGCTCAAAACTTATTCGCACGTTTCGCCGAATATGCAAAAAAGCGCGAGTGAGAAATTGGAAAAGATGTTTGGATAAAATAAAAAGAGCAAGCGTTTTTTGCTTGCTTATTCCACTACTTTTTTCTTATTTACCTTTTTGTTTAATCATTACGGGCGTTTATTTTTCGTTCACCTGTTCACTTTTGAGATTTTTTGGAATCGCTTAGGCGGCGGCTTTTATGAGGTGATTAAAGAAATTGCTTTTTTTGAATTAGTTATTGCCTGTTCATATTCTGCAATTTTATCTAAAACATCTCGCGTCTTAGCAACATAAAAGTTACCGTGATTACTCATTATAACTTCACGCCTACCGTTTTCATTTTCGACGACATAGGCTTTATTATCTGATTCCCAATCAACGTAAAGGACTTCAAATTCAAAGATAACTTTTCCAAATTCTTCTATTTTTTTACTCATATTTTTAAGCGGCTTGTTTAAATTGGGAATTAATTTCTAAAATAAAACTCTCTAAACTTTCAACGAAAACGTGCCAGCGATTTCCGATTTGGCAACCTTTGATTTCGCCTGTTTCTAATCTTGCCAAAAGCCATTCTTCTGATTTTCGGCTGTGAAATATTTTTGAATACTGAATTTCGTCCAACGCTTCTTGCAACGTGCAAAGCGTGTGAATCGGCTCGGAATAAAATATTAAATATGGCTGTCGTAGTGGCATAGTTGGCGTTTTTGGCGTTTTTGGGAATTTTAACGGTAAAGGCTTAACGGCTTTTACCGTTTTTATTTTACTCTCACTTTGGCGCGAAAAGTCAAGTTTTATGAGCAATTACACGGTTAAATTTTACAAAGGCGACTATTTTCAACGGCAACAAAGTGCGAGTCGGGATAAGGCGATTTGTTACGTCGAACATCATTTTAACGGTGGCTCGGCGACTGCAAATTACTGTCTTGTCAATGTTGCGACAAATGCTTCCGCTCGGTCGAAAAGATTTGCTCAAAGCTATATTGACCGCATTTCTGCTCGGCTCGGCGTGAAAAAGGCTGAAAACGATTTTGCAGATAACGGCGTTTCGGTCGGTGGTTACAAGCTGCGCGGAAACAAAAATTTGTTTTTTACGGCGTGTCCGGCAATTTTGCTTGAACCTCTTTTTGCAACGAATCCTGTTCACGCAAATTTAATTCGGACTGAACCGGGGCAATTAGCGTTGGCGCAATGTTTAGTTGACGCGATTATTGAGAATTTTCCAAACGGTGGATTGGTCGCTTTTTCGATTGGTCACAAAGGCAAAACGTCCAATCCGTGGGATCGGGGCGTAGAGTTAGCCGGCGGCGGTGCTGAGGCTGATTTTGCTGAAAAAGTGCTGCTCAAAGCCAAAGAATTGTTAGAAAAATGAAACCTCGAAGCAAAGATTTATTGATTGCAATGGTTGGCGCGGTGATTGGTTTTGTCTTTTCTTTTTCAGTTTTTTATTTAGTTGTGAGGTTATTAAATAATTTAGATTGAGGGTTTTATGAAAGAAAAAAACTTGAAAACTACTATTTTGGGCATTTTGACAATTTTGGGTGCAATTTGCTCGGCTGGCATTAAATTGTTTAACGGTGAAATGCCTAGCTATGACGAAATTGCAGTCTTGATTGCACTATTTACAACCGGCGGCGGATTGCTGAAAGCAAAAGACGCTGAATAAAAACTATGTCGGAAACAACGATAAATAATGTTCGTCCGTTTCAAACTTCCATAAAAGACGTGGTGACAAAAAAACATACTGAACCTCCGCAATGGATGAGTTTGCAGAATCTGTTCACTTTGGTGACGTTGCTCGGCTTTATCGTTGGGTTTTTTGTGCAAAATGCCATTTGGCAAGAAAGGCTTGACCGTTTAAGAACTGATTTTGAGAAAGAACGGCAAGAAACAAAAGAAACTTTGAAAGAGATAAATATCAACTTTCAAGTAATTCAAAATCAATTGTCGCGTCTGCAAGGTCGGCGCGAAATAGAAGAAAAAAAATGAGTGCAAAAAGTTGTCAAAAATTAAAATTGTGTTTATGTGGCGCGGTCAACGGATCGCAAGCCGTGGCGGAAAATTTCAAAGTTGTGGACGCAATCGCAACTGCTAAAAATTTGAATGAAATTGACGCGAAAGAAAGCGGAATTGAAAAAGTTATTGAATTGTCGGAATTGGCTATCAAAGCGAATGAAAAATTAAACGATGCTTTGATGAAGTTCGGCGTGAAAATAACTGATTTGTAAGAAGTTAATGCTTGACGAATTATCAGTTAAAGAACAGTTATTTGTAAATGCTTATCTTGGTGAAGCGTTGGGCAATGGCACGAAATCGGCGCGGATTGCAGGCTATCAGGGCGATGATTCTACGTTAGCCGTGCAAGCGGTCAAATTACTAAGAAAAGCTAAGATAACGGGTGCAATTCAATCAGAATTGGATAAGCGCAAAGTCACTTCTGAAAATGTTTTAGCTGAATTGGCTTCGATAGCTTTTAACAAATTTGAAAAAGCGAGTGATAGAAATAAATCGCTTGAACTTTTGGGGAAATATTTGAAATTGTTTTCTGACAATATTATGCACTCCGGCGAAGTCAATCTAAATCACGCTGTTACGTTTGAAGATTGGAAAGCAAAAGCGGATGAACGGCTGAAAGAAGTTTTGGAAAGTGAATGAGTAAGACTCAATGAGTGAAATAAATTCACATAGTTATTTGAAAAATTGGAAGCGTCGGACGCTGTTTTTAGTCGAAAATTTGAATCTGCAAAAAGCATCGGGCGTTGATGATGCGGTTTGGGAAGATTTTCAGATTGCTGAATTAAACAACGATTCTTTATTTGCCATTGAGCGCAAATGTCGCCAAGTCGGGTGGTCTTTTCTGATTGCAATGCGTGGCGTGGCGGATGCGTTGTTGGATGGTCGCTCGTCTGTTTATTCGTCAATCAACCAGCGCGAAGCGCAAGACAAGATTCGTTATGCACAGAGCATTTACGCGAACATTGAATTGTCGGGATTGCCGAAAATGAAAATTGCAAATCGTTCTGAGATTGAATTTGATAACGGTGCGCGGTTGATTTCAACGGCTGCCGGGCGTGGTATTCCAAACTCAAACTTTTTTGTTGACGAATGGGCTTGGAAGAAAAACGCGAGAGAAATTTACACGGCTTCCGTTCCGGTTATCTCGAAAGGTGGTTGTTTTCGCGGTGGAAGTTCAACCAATGGCGCGAGTGGAATTTTTTGGGAAATTGACACAGAAAGCATTCGTAAATATCCCGATTTTGTGCGCTCAGCTACAAAGTGGTGGATGGTCAAGGCTTTTTGCCAAAACATCAAGGAAGCGGCGCAATACGCCGAAACGATACCAACGGCGGAAAGGGTTGAACAGTTTGCAAAGCCACGGTTAAAGACGATTTTTGATAACACGGTTCTCGAAGATTTTCAGCAAGAATACGAAGCCATTTACGTTGACGAAACAACTGCTTGGATAACTTGGACTGAGATTCAAAACGCTACGCAATCGGACGATTAC